ATGCGATTTCCTTTCTCCCTGCCGTGGCTGCGCCCGGCGGATGGCAAAGCCGTGCCTGAAAGCCGGAAAATGGCCGAGGGCTTCATGGCCGTGGCGGTGCAGGGCGGGCCCGCCTTCTGGTCCGGCCGTTCCTATGCCGCTCTGGCCCGCGAGGGTTTCATGAAAAACCCGGTCGCCCACCGCGCCGCCCGCATGGTGGCGGAAACGTCCGCCGCCGTCAGCTGGCTGATTTATGATGGCGACGAGGAGCTGGCCGATCATCCGCTGCTGGCATTGCTGTCGCAGCCGAGCGCCCATATGGGCGGGCCGGATTTTTTCGAGGCGCTTTACGGCCACCTTATGCTCTCCGGAAACGCCTATATCGAACCGCTGATGATTGGCGGGCGGTTGCGCGAGCTGCATCTCCTGAGGCCCGATCGGGTCAGCATCGTCGAGGGGCCGGATGGCTGGCCGGTGGCTTATGAATACCGCGCTGAGGGCCGTGCCGCGCGGCGCATCGCCGCCGAGCGCGACGGGCTGGGGCTTCTGCATCTGAAGCTTTTCCATCCGCTGGACGACCGGGTCGGTTTTGCGCCGCTCGCCTCTGCCGGTGCGGCGCTCGATCTCCACAATGCCGCAAGCCATTGGAACAAGCGCCTGCTCGATAATTCCGCCCGGCCTTCCGGTGCGCTGGTCTATCAGCCCAAGGAGGGCGGCAATCTCTCCACCGAGCAATATGATCGGCTGAAGCGCGAGCTGGAGGAGGGCTATCAGGGCGCCATGAATGCCGGCCGGCCGCTGCTTCTGGAAGGCGGGCTGGACTGGAAGGCCATGGGTCTTTCGCCGCGCGACATGGATTTTCTGGAAGCACGCAACGGTGCTGCCCGCGATATCGCGCTCTCGCTCGGCGTGCCGCCGATGCTGATCGGTATTCCCGGTGACAATACCTATGCCAATTACCAGGAGGCGAATCGCGCCTTTTATCGCCTCACCGTGCTGCCGCTGGTTTATCGCACGGCGGCAAGGCTCTGCGGCTGGCTGGCACCGGTCTTCGGCGCCGGGTTGAGGCTTGAACCCGATCTCGACAGGATCGCCGGGCTTGCCGGCGAGCGGGATGCGCTCTGGACGCGCATCGGCGCGGCATCCTTTTTGAGCGACGAGGAAAAACGCGAAGCCGTCGGTTACTGAGCGGTAGGAACCACGTCCATGAAACGGGCGGGTTCAGTTGAATCACTTTCTGAAGAAGCGGACTCTCTTTGTGAGGTCTTCCGCCCAAGCGATTCCGAAGATTCGAAAATCACCCATCACAGGCGTGCAGAAAACGCCGGCGGGCGGCGCGGTGCGTCGGCCCGATAACACCATCCTAAACGGGAATGATTACCCATGTCTGAATTCGCCAATGAGGCCGGTATCTGGGCCGCCCGTATTACCGGCGCCATTGCGGGTGCCGGCGTATCGCTTGTTTATCTGCTGCCGAAAAGCAAACGCGAGGCGGCGAGCCGTTTCGTCACCGGCGTTTCCTGCGGCATGATCTTCGGCGGGCCGATCGGCCTTTGGATCGTGCAGCAGCTCGATATTGCCGGTGCGCTTTCAGGCCGGGAAATCATGGTGGCCGGCTCCGCTGCCGCCAGCATGGGCGCCTGGTGGGGGCTCGGCGTTCTGGTGCGCATCGCCGACCGATACGGCACACGCCCGCGCGCCTGATAGCCCTTCGCCGGCGTCGTTTTCTCCCTTCACATCGCAGGAGCTTTTCGTGCACGTCTATCGCGGGCCGCGTCCCGCCACGCGCAAATTCGCCAGTCTGGAACTGCGCGGCATCACCAGCGATGGCACCTTTTCCGGTTATGCCAGCGTCTTCGGCGAAGTCGATCTCGGTAAGGACGTAATCGAACGCGGCGCTTTCCGCCGCTCGATCGAGGAACGGGGAGCGGCGGGTATCCGCATGCTCTACCAGCATGATCCGGCCGAGCCGATCGGCGCATGGCGCACCATCCGTGAGGACGAGCGTGGCCTTTATGTCGAAGGTATCCTCGCACCCGGCGTCGCCCGTTCCCGCGAGGTGCATTCGCTGATGAAGACCGGCGCGTTGGACGGGTTGTCGATCGGCTTTCGTACTGTTCGCTCCGGCAAGGGCGCGGGCAGTGGCGTGCGGCGCATTCTGGAAGCCGATCTCTGGGAAATCTCGGTCGTGACCTTCCCGATGCTGCCTTCGGCGCGGGTCTCCGACGTCAAGCATGCCCGCTTCTTCCGGGATCGCGAGACCGAACTGGTGCGCGCGATGCGCCGTGCCGCCCGCTCGCTGTTTGACACAACCTTCAAACGCTGACCCTCCAGGTATCTACGAAAAAGGAAAACCACATGACGGACCAGATGACGACACCGGCCCCGATGACCGTCGCGCCGCAGGTAAAAGCCGTGCCGGATACGGTGACGGCCGCCTTCGACGACTTCATGGAGGCCTTCGAAGCCTTCCGCGAAACCAACGACCAGCGGCTTGCCGATATCGAGCGCAAGATGGGGTCGGATGTCGTGACCCGCGACAAGCTCGACCGCATCGACAAGGCGCTCGACGACAACCGCATGATCATGGACGACCTCGCGCTCAAAAAAGCGCGACCCGCGCTTGGCCGCAAGGACGGCATTTCCCACGATGCCGGGGAGCACAAGGCGGCGTTCGAGGCCTATATCCGCCGTGGCGAGGAGGGCGCACTGCGCGATCTCGAGGCGAAGGCCTTCGCCGGCTCGACCGGGACAGATGGCGGTTTTCTGCTGCCGAGCGAGACGGACGGCGAGATCGGCCGGCGCATGACAGCGATTTCGCCGATCCGGGCGCTGGCGACCGTGCGGCAGGTTTCCGCCGCTGTGCTGAAAAAACCCTTCGCACTCGGTGGGATGACGACCGGCTGGGTTTCCGAAACGGCGGCACGTCCGCAGACGGCAACACCGCAGCTTGCCGAGCTTTCTTTCCCGACCATGGAGCTTTACGCCATGCCGGCTGCAACCCAGGGGCTGCTGGATGATGCGGCGGTCGATATCGAAGCCTGGATCGCTTCCGAAGTGGACATCGCCTTTGCCGAACAGGAGGCCGCCGCCTTCATCGCCGGTGACGGCGTCAACAAACCCAAGGGTTTCCTGTCGTATACCGCCATCGCCAATGATGGCTGGAACTGGGGCAATATCGGTTATGTCGCGACCGGCGTTTCGGCCGGTTTCGCCTCGGCCGGGCCGATGGACGTGCTGCTCGATGCCGTCTATGCGCTGAAGGCCGGCCATCGCCAGAACGGCACCTTCCTGATGAACCGCAAGACGCAAGGAGCGCTGCGCCGTTTCAAGGATACCAGCGGCGCCTATCTCTGGCACCCGCCGGCCGCAGCCGGTCAGCCGGCATCGCTGATGGGCTTTCCGGTAACGGAGGCCGAGGACATGCCTGGTGTGGCCGCCAACAGCTTCGCCATTGCCTTTGGCGATTTCCGCGCCGGCTACCTCGTCGTCGACCGTACCGGCGTGCGTATCCTGCGCGATCCCTATTCGGCGAAACCCTATGTGCTGTTCTACACCACCAAGCGCGTGGGTGGCGGCGTGCAGAATTTCGAGGCGATCAAGCTGGTGAAATTCGGGGTGAATTGATAGCCGCTGTGCTGCCCTTTTCTTCTCCCCGGCCAGGGAGAAGAAACAAGCGGCACCCGCTCGCTCCCCATTCGACCATCTTCCTTCCGGAGACCCCATGACCTATGCCCTCATTCATCCGCCGCAGGCGGAGCCGCTGACGCTTGCCGAGGTCAAGGCGCATCTGCGTCTCGACGGCGGCGAGGAGGACGCGCTTCTGGCCGCACTGCTTCGCACCGCCCGTGAACATCTGGAGCGGGTGACCGGCCTTTGCCTCATCCGCCAGACCTGGCGGCTTTATCTCGACCGGTGGCCTGAGACCGGCGTGATTCTGATTGGCAAGGGACCGGTGCAAGCCATCGAAACGATTCTGGTTTTTGACGGTCAGGGCCGCGCGGCAGATATCACCGGCGCTGACAGATTGCTCGACGGCCTGGCGCGCCCGGCGCGGCTGTGGCTGCGCGATCCGCCGAGCCCCGGCCGGGCGATGAACGGCATCGAGATCGATTTCGTCGCCGGTTACGGCGAGGCCGGCACGGATGTGCCCGGCACGCTGAAACGCGCCATGCTGATGCATGTGGCGCAGATGTTCGCTTTTCGCGGCGCGGTCGCGCCGGAAAACCAGCCTGCGGCGGTTCCCGCCGGTTATGAGCGGCTGGTGGCGCCCTTCTGCCGTCTGGGGCTTTGAGCCATGAACCTCGTTTTTCTCGATCCCGGCAAGCTGACGGCGCGGCTGGAGCTGGAACTGCGCACCGACGTAGCGGACGGGCAGGGCGGCGCAACGGAAAGCTGGACCGTCCTGCGGTCGCTTTGGGCCGCCATCGAACCGGTTTCCGAGGCCTCCCATGAGCGGGCCTCAGCCGAGGGTGTGACAATCACCCACCGCGTCTGGCTGGCCTTTCGCAGCGACGTCACTGCCGGCATGCGCTTTCGCAAAGACCGTCGCATTCTGGCGATCCGGGCGACGATGGATCCCGACGAGACGCGCCGCTTCATCGTCTGCCGTTGCGAGGAGGAAAGCCGATGAGCGCTGTCAACGCCTTGCTGCAGGCGATTTTCGCGCGGCTGACGGGCGACGCGGCGCTGATGACGCTCATCACCGGCGGCGTTGTCGACCGGCTTCTGCCGCACGCTGTTCTGCCGTGCATCGTGCTCGGCGATCTTGAAAGCCGGGACTATTCGACGGCGACGGAAAAGGCCGAGGAGCATTTCCTGTCGCTGCAAATCTGGAGCGATGCCAATGGCCGCAAGGGGGCGGGGGAAATCGCCGCTCGGGTGAAAAACCTGCTCGACGATGCGGCGTTGTCGATCGCGGGTGTCTCCCTCGTCAATCTGCAGCTTCTATCAAGCCGCTCGCGGCGCGAGACGAAGACCCGGAACTTTGTTTCGGAGATGCGTTTCAGGGCCGTGACGGAATAGCGTTGCGTCAGGCCCCCTGTCTGACTGTTCTCCATAACAGAATCAACAGCAGCACGGAAAGGCCGATCAGAATGGAGGCGATGCCCAGCATGGCGCCCACGCCGCCGCGATCCAGTGCCATGGTGAAAATGACCGGCGCAACGGCAATGGCCAGATTTTGCGGAAGCGAGATGCGGGCAGCCTGAAGGCCATATTGTGTGGGGGAAAACACCGCAAGCGGCAGCACGGCGCGGCTGACCGTCAGCACACCCGCACCAAAGCCGAAAAAGGCGATGAAGCCGATGAAGGCAGGCATGGCCGGCGAAAAGCCAATCAGCAGCACGAAAGAAACGAGCAGCAGACAGAGGCCGATCATGCAGGTGACAAAGGGATTGCCGCGTTTCCCGAGCAGGAAATCCAGCCCGCGTGCCGTTATGGCAAGCACGCTGCGTACTGACGCCAGCTGGATGGCAAGGGCTTGCGAAGCGCCGGAATGAACCAGCAGCAACGGCAGGAGCGGTGAGAGGCCAAAGGCGGTGAAGGCGCTGAGCGTCGTCATCGCTGCCAGAAGTAAAAATGCGCGACGCGTATCGACTGGCACCTTTGGGGCATCTGCGGTTTTCAAGCTGTGGTCGGTATTGGGTGCCGTTCTTTGCGGAAGAACGAAAAGGTAAAGCGGCAGAAGCACGAAAAGCTGAAAACAGCCGTAAAAGATTAGGGTGCCGCGCCAGCCAAGATGCTGGTCTGCAAAGGCGGTGAAAGGCAGAAAAACAGCGCCCGAAAGGCCGGTGAACACCATGAGCAACGTCAGCGAACGGCGGCTTTCCGCCCCGACGCGTTCCACCACCGCCGTATGGGCCGCCGTCGTCAACCCGCATGTTCCCGCAAGCCCCATCACGGCCCAGCCGAGAAGATAGCTCACTACGCCGCCCGCAGAGGCAAGCAAGCCGAAGCCAGCCGCAAAGAGAATGGTGCCTGTCACCAGCACGGGGGCTGCGCCGTGTCGCACGAGCATGCGTCCAAGCAGCGGACCGCAGAGCGCGCTGATCGTCATCATGACGGTGAGACCCAAAAAAACGACTTCATTGGAGAGGTGCAGCTCGCTGCCGATCCGTGGACCAAGAATGGCCAGCATGTCGAAACCCGAACCCCAGCTGAGCACCTGTCCGAGCGCCAGCACGCCGATAAGGCGTGTACGGGACGTCAGGGAGGCAGCATCGGACATGGCAAGATCGCTGAATGCGAGAGGAAGGAACATTTTTGGTCGCAGGTCGCAAAACCCTGCAACCGCAATCGAAACGGAAGGAAACATGATGGTGGCGCAGAAGGGTAAGGATTTTCTGCTGAAATTCAACAATACCGGAACATATCTCACTGTTGCCGGGCTCAGAACTCAGCGGCTGGCCTTTAACGCCCAGGCGGTGGACATTACCGACGGCGAAAGCGCCGGGCGCTGGCGCGAGTTGCTGGCGGGTGCTGGCGTGCAAAGGGCCGCGCTGACGGCGTCGGGCATCTTCAAGGACGCGGCTAGCGATGCACTGGTGCGCGGCGCGTTTTTCGCCGGCACCATTCCGGGCTGGCAGATCGTCATTCCCGATTTCGGCACCATCGCCGGACCGTTCCAGATCGTGGCGCTCGAATATTCGGGCCGCCACGATGGCGAGGTGCAATTCGAGATCGCGCTGGAATCCGCCGGTCTTCTCACATTTGGAGTGCTGTGATGCCTGAGCGTTTGCGTTACGGACGGGCGAACCGTCATCGCGGCGAGATCGAGGCGCTGATCGACGGTGAAAGGCGCATCCTGTGCCTGACGCTGGGCGCGCTCGCCGAACTCGAAACCGCCTTTGCAGCCGACGACCTCACGGCACTCGCAGGGCGTTTCGCCAGCGGCCGCATGAAGGCCGCCGACATGATCCGGGTCATCGGCGCGGGCCTGCGCGGTGCCGGCAACGTCTTTTCCGATGAAGATGTGGCCACGGCGACGGTGGAGGGCGGCATTGCCGGCCACGCCGCGATCGTCGCCGATCTCCTGACCGCCACCTTCGGCGGCCTGAAGGGTGACGCAACACCGGACCCTTGAATGCCGCAGCAGGCGAGGCGACAACCCGCCCCTTTCCCTGGCCGGCGGTCATCCATGCCGGCCTCTGCCTGCTGCGGCTTTCTTCTGAGACTTTCTGGCGGCTGACACCGAAGGAGTTCTTCGCGATGACGGGCGGTTACGTCGTTCCGCAGGGTCCTGATCGGCAGGCAATGGAGGCGATGATGCGGCGGTTTCCGGATGGGTGACGGCGTCAGGGCATCTTTCGCGGCCGGCCGCCCTTCGCACCGTTGGCGCGGCTGGCGGCTGTCTTCGCCGGGGAACGGGATTGCCCGCCCTTGCGCTGCGCTTCCATGAAGGTGCGGCTGCCAAAGATGCCGTTCATCAGGCCGGCGATCGTATAGTCGACATCGAGGTTCTCCCAATGCAGGCCGGTCTCGCCGAGAAGTTCGACTTCGGCGAGTTGCTCTGCCGTGGCGTCCTGCAAGCCTTCCAGCGCCCGGGCCGGAAACATGAAACAGGCGCCATTGGTGAAATCGACGATGACGCGCGCCGACGCTGCTTCGAAACGCACGGAGACCGGAATGGGACGCCCGGCGCGCTCCTTTTGCCAGCGCTCCTTGGCGGCGGCGAGTTCCATGTCGCTGACATCAACCATGATATCGTCTCCAGGTTTCCATAAACAGCGTCCGGTTCTCTTCGATCACGGCAACGGCGCGACGAACGTCCCGGTCCGACATGCCGCCCTGCGTGAGAACGGTGAGGCTGACGATATCGATACGGGCTTCACCCTCTCCATAGACATGGGCATGCGGCGGCTCGTGATCGGCCGTGTAGATGACGAAACGCATGCCATGCTGGCGCAGAACGGTGACCACGATAACCATAACCCATGAAGTTGGGTTTTGAAAGGACTTGGGCTGAAGCAATGGTTTTTTAAAAAGCTGTTTCAGCACCATGCATTCCCCAGTTGAATCAGAAAGGCAAGCGCGATGGCGGGCGAAGAATCGATTGCGGAGAACCGGCAGGAGGCGGAAGCTCTTTCCGAGGTGATGGGTGATCTCGAACGGCGCTCGGAGCGGTTCGGGGCGGCGCTGACCTCCGCCTTGCAGGCAGCGACGACGGGCGGCAAGGGGCTGGACGATGTGTTGCGCGGGCTCGGGCAGCGGCTGTCCGGCATTGCGCTTTCGGCTGGGCTGAAGCCGCTGGAGAACATGATCGGCAATGCCGTCGGCGGGCTGTTGAATGGCGGCGGGTCGCTCTTTGCCTTTGCCGAGGGAGGTGTTCCGGCGCGCGCCATCACGCCTTTTGCGGAGGGCGGGGTCGTTTCGAGCCCTGCCTTTTTCCCGATGGGCGGCGGGCTTGGACTGATGGGGGAAGCGGGGGCGGAGGCGATCCTGCCGCTGAAGCGTGGTTCGGACGGTGCTCTCGGTGTCGCCGCACCCTCGGGCGGCGGCGGGGCGCAGATCGTTTTTAACGTGACGGCCACCGATGCGGCAAGTTTCCGCAAAAGCGAAGGGCAGATCGCCGCGATGCTGGCGCGCAGCGTCGGGCGTGGCCAGCGGGGATTGTGACGCAAGCGCTGCCCGCATCTCCCACGTCCCAACCAGCAAAACGAATCCAGGAACAACCACATGGTGGCATTTCATGAAGTGCGGTTTCCGCTGCGGTTGGCGCTCGGCGTCAGCGGCGGACCCGTGCGGCGCACCGACATCGTCAATCTGTCCAACGGCCGGGAGAACCGCAACCAGCGCTGGCGAAATGCCAGGCGCGCCTATGATGCCGGCTCCGGCATCCGCTCCGTCGCCGATCTCTACGAGGTGCTGGCTTTTTTCGAGGCGCGGCGCGGGGAGCTTTATGGTTTCCGTTTTCGCGATCCGGTGGATTTCAAATCCTGCCCGCCGGGCGAGACGCCCGCCGCGACGGACCAGAGGATCGGCACAGGTGACGGCGTGGTGACGGGCTTTCAGCTGGTGAAGACCTATGCCGATGCCGGCGGCTCGTTTTCCCGGCGGATCGACAAGCCGGTCGAAGGGTCGGTCATCGTTTCGGTCGAGGGGGTGAAGGCCGCGCCGACCGATCTGTCCGTCGATCATGCGACCGGCATGGTGATATTCCGGGCGGGGCGTGCGCCGCCCACCGGTGCCGTGATCCGCGCCGGTTTTGAATTCGACGTGCCCGTGCGCTTCGCCATCGACCGCATCGACATCAACGTGACCGCCTTTGAAGCCGGCCGCATTCCCTCCATTCCGCTGATGGAAATCCTGCCATGAAGACCCTGCCAGCTTCCCTTGCCGATCATCTGAAAGCAGATGCGACGACCACCTGCCATTGCTGGCGGGTGACGTTGAAGGATGGCGTCGTGATGGGGTTTACCGACCACGACGAGACGCTATCCTTCGGCGGCACATCCTATCTCGCTGCCAGTGGTTTTTCGGCAAGCGACAGCGACAGCGAAACAGGGCTTGGCGCGAGCGCCGGCGAGGTGGCGGGTGGTTTTTCGAGCGAGGCGATTGCCGAAGACGATCTTGCCGCCGGTCGCTTCGACGGCGCCAAGGTGGAACTTTTCCTCGTCAACTGGCAGGCGCCGGATGAGCATGTGCTGCTGAGCCTGCGCGAGATCGGCGAGGTGACGCGGGCGGGCGGGGCCTTCCGCGCCGAGTTGCGCAGCATTGCTCATCGCCTTGGCCAACCGCAGGGCAGGAGCTATGGGCGGCGCTGCGATGCCGCGCTGGGTGACGGGCGTTGCGGTGTTGATCTCACACGGTTCACCGGCCATGGCAGCGTGGCGGCGGTGGATGTTTCGGGCAAACTGCGGGTCTCCGGGCTCGATGCTTTTGCCGAGGGTTTCTTCAGCCGGGGCAAGCTCGGATTTTTGACCGGCAGTCTCGCCGGCAAGGCTTTCGACCTCGACGGCCACGAGCGGCGTGACGGCGGCGTGCTTCTTTCCTTCTGGCTGACACCGGACCGGATGCCGTCGCCGGGAGACCGCTTTTCGGTGACTGCCGGCTGCGACAAGAGTTTCGCCACCTGCAAGGCGAAGTTCGGCAATCACCTGAATTTTAGGGGCTTTCCGCATCTTCCGGGAGCGGATTTTGCCTATTCCTACGCAAGCGGCGGCCAGAGCCACGACGGCGGAGTGCTGTTTCCATGAGCGATACGGCACAAAAAGTGCTGGCGATGGCCGAAAGCTGGATCGGCACGCCCTACAGGCACCAGGCCTCGTTGTCGGGTGTCGGCTGCGATTGCCTCGGCCTCATCCGCGGCATCTGGCGCGGCCTTTACGGGCACGAACCGGAATTGCCGCCGCCCTATGCGCCTGATTGGGCCGAACGCGGCGGAGAGGACCGGCTGATGGCGGCGGCGAAGCGCCATTTTCTGACGGTGCCGGGCATGGAAGAGGCGCAGCCCGGAGACCTGCTGCTGTTTCGCTGGCGCGCCGATGCGGCGGCGAAACATCTCGGCATCCTCGCCGGGCCGGAGCATTTCATCCATGCCTATGAGCAGGCCGCGGTGGTGCGGTCGGCGCTGGTGCCGGGCTGGAAACGGCGCATTGCCGGGACTTTTCGTTTTCCCGATCCCTGACATTTTTCGAGGCGAACATGGCGACAATCGTTTTTCAGGCGGCGGGCGCGGCGCTCGGCGGCATTTTTGGCCCCGTGGGCGCCATCATCGGCCGGGCGGCGGGGGCGCTGGCCGGCAATGCCGTCGACCGTGCGCTGCTTTCGGACGGCCGCACGGTAGCAGGTGCGCGGCTTTCGACTGCGCGGATACCCGGTGCGGATGAGGGCGCTGCTATCAACCGGCTTTATGGCACCGCAAGGATTGGCGGCACGCTCATCTGGGCTACTCGTTTCGACGAAAGTGTCGAGGTGCAGCGGCGTGGCGGCAAGGGCAATCGCGGCCCAAAGGTGGAGAGCTTCCGTTATTTCGCCAATCTTGCCATCGGCCTCTGTGAAGGCGAGGCGGCCCTGGTGCGGCGTATCTGGGCCGATGGACGTGAAGTTGATCTCACCGGCGTCGAAATGCGCTTTTATCCCGGCAGCGAGACACAATTGCCCGATCCGCTGATCGAGGCGAGACAGGGCACAGGAAACACGCCGGCCTTTCGCGGACTGGCCTATGCGGTCTTCGAACGTCTGCCGCTTGAGAGCTATGGCAATCGTATTCCGCTGATGCAGTTCGAAGTCGTGCGGCCGGTCGGAAAGCTCGAACGCCAGATCCGCGCCATCACCGTCATTCCCGGCGCGACCGAACACGGTTATGCCACCACGCAGGTCAGCGAGCGCACGGGCATCGGCCAGAGCCGCATCATGAACCGCAATAATCTCACCGCCGCGACCGACTGGCAGGCGGCGATCGACGAATTGCAGGCGCTTTGCCCCAATCTCAAAAGCGTGGCGCTGGTGGTGAGCTGGTTCGGCACGGATATGCGGGCGGGGGAGTGCCGCATTCTGCCGGGCGTGGAGGTGGCAGGCCGCGATGGGGAAACCACGCCCTGGTCCGTCGCCGGTCTTTCGCGCGGTGACGCGCATCTGGTGAGCCATCACGGTGCCGGCCCAGCCTATGGCGGCACGCCTGACGATGCCAGCGTGTTGCAGGCCATCGCCGATCTCAAGGCCCGGGGCCTGCGGGTCTGCCTTTATCCTTTCGTGATGATGGATGTGCCCGCCGGCAACGGCCTGCCTGACCCCTATGGCGATCGCGAGCAGGCCGCCTATGGCTGGCGTGGCCGCGTCACCGGTTTTCCCGCACCCGGCAAAGCCGGTTCCCCGGACCGTAGTGCGGCTGCGCGGGCACAGGTTTCCGCCTTCTGCAACCGTGAGGACGGTTACCGCCGCATGGTGCTGCACTATGCGGCGCTTGCGGCGCGGGCGGGCGGGGTGGACGCTTTCCTGATCGGCTCGGAACTGCGCGGGCTCACCGCCCTCCGTGACCAGAACGATGCCTTTCCCTTCGTCGAGGAACTGGTGCGGCTGGCACGCGATGTGCGCAGCATCGTCGGACCGGCGACGAAGCTCACCTATGCGGCGGACTGGAGCGAATATTTCGGCCACCAGCCCGCGGACGGTTCGGGCGACGTGTTTTTCCACCTCGATCCGCTCTGGGCGAGCCCTGACATCGACGCCATCGGCATCGACAATTACATGCCGCTTTCCGACTGGCGTGACGAGGATGCCGCCAATGGCAATCCCGATGGCATGACCGGCCCCGATGATGCGAGCGCGTTTCGCCGTGCCATCACGGCAGGCGAGGGTTTCGACTGGTATTATGCCAGCGATGCCGACCGCGCGGCGCGGCGCCGCACACCCATAACGGATGGGCTGAAAGGCAAGCCGTGGGTGTTCCGTTACAAGGACCTTCGCAACTGGTGGGGCAACCTGCATTATGAACGGGTGCGCGGTGTGGAGAAATCCGTACCCACCGCATGGGTGCCGGGCACCAAGCCGATCTGGTTCACCGAACTCGGCTGCCCGGCGGTGGACAAGAGCGCGACGCGCCCCAATGTCTTTCCCGATCCGAAATCGGCGGAAAACGCCTTTCCCTATTTTTCCCGCCGCAGCCGTGCCGACAGCCAGCAGCGACGGTTTCTGGAAGCGCATCTCGATCACTGGGGCGAGGGCGAGACGGCGATGGTGGATAAAGGCCGGGTCTATCTCTGGACCTGGGATGCGCGGCCTTTTCCCGCCTTTCCGCAGAACGGCGCGGTCTGGAGCGATGGCGCGAACTGGCGCACCGGCCACTGGCTGAACGGCCGGCTGGGCACGGCCACACTCGCCGACACCATCGCCGCCATCCTGACCGATCACGGCTTTTCCGCCTTCGACGTCTCGGCGGTCAGCGGCGATCTGACAGGTTATGTGCAGGGTGACATAACCTCGGCCCGCAACCTGTTGGAGCCGCTGATGGCGGCGTTCCAGGTGGATGTGGCGGAGGATGGCGGAACCCTGCGCTTCCGCTCCCGCAATACGGCAGTCATGCTCGTCCGCGATATCGCCGTGCTGGCGGATATCGAGGACGAGCCGCTCTGGTCTGAAAATCGCGGCCATGACAGCGATTTCGCGGCGGAAGCTGTCTTGACCTCGTTTAATCCGGCACTCGATTATGAGCAGGCGAGCGCCCGTTCCCGCCGCATCGACAATGCCGGCAGCCGGTTGCTGCGGCTCGATCTCAACGCTGCCTTGCCGGCGGAAACGGCGGAAGCGGCCGTGGAGGCGCTGCTGCGTGACAACCGCCAGGCGCGACGCAGCCTGCGTTTCGCCCTGCCGCCATCCGATATCACGCTTGAACCCGGCGATTGCATCCGCCTTTCGGAGGGTGTCTTTCCGCAGGCGCCGGCCGGGCGGTTTCTGGTCAGCCGCATCGAGGACGGCGCGGTGCGGCAGGTGGAGGCGCGGGCCTTTTCCCCGGCCTTTTCAGCCGCCGCCGGCGGTGCGGAGGAGCGGCGTAGTGCCGGCGCAAGCGGCGCCGAAGGTTTCGCCCCGGAGGTGCTGTTTCTCGATCTGCCGTATTACGATGGCGCTGCGCCGGAACAATCGGCGCGGATTGCCTCCTTCGCAAAACCCTGGCGGCCCATCGTCGTGTCTTCATCATCAGGCACGGAAGGATATCGCCAGCGCGTGCTGCTTGACCGGGCCGCGATGATCGGGGCGCTTGCGCAGCCGCTGGTAGGGGGGGCCTCCGGGCGGTTTGACCGCAAGAACACCATTCTGATCGATCTGCCCGCCGGTGAAGTATCGTCAGCCGCAGAGCTTTCGGTGCTGAATGGCGAGAACCGTCTCGCCATCAAGGCCGCAAACGGCGTTTGGGAAATTGTCGCCTTCGCAAAGGCCGAGGAAATCGCACCCTCGCGCTGGCGGCTCTCTTCGCTCCTGCGGGGTCTTGCCGGCACGGAGGATGCGCTTGCCGCAGGCGCGCCGAAGGGGGCTCCGGTGGTGGTTCTCGATGCGGCGGTGCAGCCGCTCGGTCTTGCCGCAAACGAGCGCGGGCGACGGCTGAACTGGATTGCGGAAGCGGCGGGCATGGCGGGTGCACCGGCCGGGCCTTTTGCCTTTGAGGGCGGCGTGCGGGCGCAGACCCCGCTTGCGCCGGTGCATCTTTCCGGTAAGCGCCGGCGGGACGGCATTCTCCTCCAATGGAAGCGTCGAGGTCGCGTGGAGGCCGATGGCTGGGATGCGAGCGACATTCCGCTCGACGAGCCTTTCGAGCTTTATCGCGTCGAGGTGCTGGACAGCGGAACCGTGCGCCGTGCGGTGGAGGTGCCGGAACCCTTCTGGCTCTACCCCGCAGGGGACGAACTCACAGATTTCCCGCAGCTACGGGATCACATTTCCGTGCGTGTCCGCCAGCTGGGCCGCGCGGTGCCGCTGGGGGTGGTGTCTCAGGCCCTTCTCCCGCTCTGACATGTGCCTGAAAAACAACGCAAAGGACGAGATTATGGACAGTACCAAAGCATGGTATCAATCCCGCACGATCTGGGGCGCGCTGATCGCGGTTTTCGCACCGCTTTTCAGCATTGCCGGCTTCGATCTGCCCGCTGGCCTGCACGGGGAGCTCGCTGAAGGGCTGGTGACGGTTGCGGGCGGAATCGGCGGTCTGATCGCACTTTACGGCCGCCTTTCGGCGACCCGCTCCATCCGCTGA